GACGTCATAGCCGACTGGCCGATAAACCGGGTCGGCGAACTGCTCCCCTGGCGCGTAGCACTGCCGACTGAATAACACATCCCCGTCAATACGGTTCTTGCTGCACGCTTACGAGCCAGATGCAGTTTTCCTATTTTTTCCCGAAACAGCCCCAGATACCCTTCTGCATCATTGCTGGCCCGGCCACTGGCTTCCACAAACGCAGATTTCCCCACCAGGTTGACGCTGCGCACGTAAAACCAGAAATCCTTCCCGGGCTTAATGTGCGGGCCGGATACACTCCACTGACTGCCGGTCCCCAGATAACGGGCAGAGGTTTCCACCTGAGATGTGTCTGCGATTTTTGTCTCCGAAAACCAGAACTCAAACTGTACCGTCGGGTCATACACCGCAAGACGCGGGACCGCCGTTATCTGAAAATACCCCGGCGTCAGTTCAATGGTGGCGGGTTTTGCTGGCGCGTTAATCCGGAAGGTGGTGGTGGCCGGTTCGCCCTGCTGGCCATAACTGTTAATTGCCCTGACTGTCAGGGTGTATTCCCCGAGCGGCAGGCCACTGAAACGGTGCGCCGTGTCTGCGGTGATGGCGGTGGTCACCAGGCGGCTGTTTTCACCGCTTCCACTGGTCAGGCGCAGACTGAAGCGCACACCCTTCACCACCCGCGGCGTGTCCCATTTCGCCTGTGCCAGATACTGACCGTCAGCCGCGCTCACCTCCACCGTCAGGTGCTGCACTGCCGGTGGAATAACGCTGTTCAGGGTGCCTGACTGCGGCTCAAAGCTGGCCCCGTTATCCACGATGGCTTCTTTTTCCGGTACGTGCTGCACCGCCGTGATGGCAAAGGTGCCGTCCGTGTTTTCCCGGATGGAGACACAGCGGAACAGGCGACGACGCAGTGACGGCAGGGAGAGTCCCCATACACCGTATGTCTCCACACCATCAGGCAGGGTGCTGACCTGTATCCGGTCCGGCGCGGGGTGTGCAGTGATGGCCACGCTCACCGGCTTACCGCTGCCGTTAATCAGGTTCACCGTGGCGGCACCTGTCTCCGGCAGGGTCACCTCACGGTCCAGTGTCAGGGTACGGCTGGCGGCATCGATGGACAGGATACGTCCGCCGGTCATGGTCCCGGCATAGTCGTTATCACAGATTTCAATAATGTCACCGGGTGTGTGACGTAGCCCCTGTGACCCGAGCGTGAAATCCACCGTCTGCGTTTCCAGCAGTCCGGTCTTTATCACCCACAGCCCGGCACGGTGGGCCTGACCGCGACTGGTGCAGCCGAACGCATCCATCTTCAGCAGGTTGCGCCCGTAGCGCAGTATGGCTTCCGGGTCTTCCACCAGTTCCGTGGAGGTCTGCCAGCCGTTCTGCGGGTCGGTGTAATTCACCTCCACCGCCGTGTGGCGGTCCTTCAGGGCGCTGAAGCTGTAGCGAAACCCCACGCCGTTATCATCCACCACCACATCGCAGTTGGTGTACGGCCACACCACATCCGACGGGCGGTCCTGAACGAACGTCAGCGTCTGGCCGTTCCATACCGGCATACAGCGCATCGCCGAGCAGAAATCACTGAGAACGTCCCACGCCTTACGCTGTTGTGACAGGTACGCATTAAAGGTCATCCGCGGCTCTGTGCCCCCGAAACCATCCGGGACCGTCTGGTCGCAGTACTGCCCGATGGCATACAGCGCCCACTTGTCAACATCCGCCGCCACCAGACGTTTTCCCATGCCGTAGCGCGGGTGAGTCAGCATGTCCCACAGGCACCAGGCCGGGTTGTTGCTGTATGCCGGTTTCAGGCTGCCGTCCCAGATGCCGCTGTACGTGCGTTTTTCCGGGTCATAGTTTGACGGTACCTGGATGATGCGACCTCGGATATGGTAGTTCACCGTCATCTGCTGACCGCCAAACTGCTCCGCATCCACCTGCAGCCCCACAATCGCCGTGTTCGGGTAGCACTGTTTCACATCGATGATTTCGGTGTATGACGACCAGAGCGTCTTATTCTGCAGCTGGTCCGGGGTGCTGTCCGCTGTCTCCCGGACCATCCGGATGTTAAAGGGCCGCTCAGGCAGATTCTCCAGAATCACCGACGCCAGGTACTGTGAGGTGGTCTTGCCGTTAATGGTGACATCCTTTTCCGTCACCCAGTTACCGTTACGCTGCAACTGAATCAGCAGTCGGACAGAAGAGGGATTACGGTCGCCCTTTGAGGTGGTCTCCAACAGTGACTGCACCCCGAAGGTGACCCGCAGGCGGTCAATGTTCGCGGACGTAATGGTGCGCGTCACCGGCTTTGCCTTCGTCACTTCCACGCCCAGTGCGGTTTCCGCCCCGGAGGACTCAAAGCCTTCAGGTGGTGTCTGCTCCTGCTCCCCGGCGCGCCAGACCGCTGTCACACCATGTATCACAGGATTACCGTCCGTGTCCGTCAGCGGGGTTTTGTTCACCAGGATACTCTGCAGCCCCTTCACCGGACCTTCAATCGGCCCTTCACCAATGGCATCAATCACGCTCATCATCTGCGTGGACTTAAGATTGTCCTTTGCCTCAACCGGCGTGTGTGCCCTGCCGCCACCTTTACCCATAATGTTCCTCTCAATTGGTATTATTAATCGCAGTGATAGGATATTGCACAGCTATTGCGCGATATCATCAGAACGCTGTTTGTTACCCTGTAACCAGCAAGCTCAGTCTGTTAACGGAATTAATGAGGGTTTTATGAAATGTAAAATCATTGCTGCCATTGCCATGCTGACAGCAGCATCATGCGGATACGCAGCAGAACAGGAAGTCCCAATGAACCTTGTCAGTGCTGACGGAAAAGAAGTCAGCATTGGAAAAATAACCATTCAGGAGACCCCCTACGGTCTGCTGTTCACACCAGCCCTTCACTCTCTGCCTGAAGGCATTCATGGTTTTCATGTGCACGAAAAAGGAAATTGCGCCCCGGCACTGAAAGACGGAAAACCGGTCGCAGCATTATCGGCTGGCGGTCACTTTGACCCGAAAAACACCGGCAAACATCTTGGCCCCTGGTCTCCGGATGGACACCTGGGCGACCTCCCTGCGCTGTTCGTGACGCATGACGGAAAAGCGAACTACCCGGTCCTGGCCCCGAGACTGAACTCATTAAAAGAGATTAAAGGGCGTTCTCTCATGCTTCATGCTGGCGGTGATAACCATCATGACCATCCGGAGCCCCTGGGCGGTGGTGGTGCGAGAATGGCCTGCGGCATCATTCAATAATCAGTCAGGTAAGGGGCGGGCCCCTTACCTTTATTCCTCAGGACGATAAATCCTTTCTCCCTGAAAAGAACGGCACATCCTCCCTCTCTGAGTTAATGTTTTTGTCGTGACATAAGAATAATTCCTTACACTCAATCTTCGTAACTCTCCCGCAGTTCCTGTCCGTGAGCACTGCGGGATTTTTTCGCTTTTATGCCTGCCGCCCGATAACCACCACCTTCCCGTCACCGCCTTCATCACGGGTACTGATGTCCTGGGATATACGGCGGGAGCCAACCAGCATTTCACCGTAAGGCACCGGCATCGGGTTCCCCTGGGCAATCATGTTATCCAGCGAGGAAAAGTACGTGTTCTGTCTGCCGTTATCCGTTGCGCGGTAATCCGGTGTTTTTGCCTTCGGGGCCAGCATCTGGGCCACACCGCCCAGAATCATGCTGGCCCCCAGTGAAAACAGCATCGTGGTGGCAGAAAAACCACCGGCACTCAGGGCTGTACCCCATAACGCCATCGAGCCTCCGGCCGTGAAGAAAGAGCCCACGATGGCTGCCGCCCCCAGCACAATCTGCAGTCCACCCTTTCCGGCCCCGGCCAGTCGCGGCACAATGTGGATGACCGTTCCCTCACCCAGCTGTTCGTGAAGACGGGCGTACACCGCCTCCGGTGCCGTGTCCTCACCGCGAATACGTATCTGGTACCAGCCTTCGTTCATCTGACGGCGGAATCCCGGCATCTGCATCGACAGGGCACGGATGGCTTCCGCTGCCGTGTTCACATACAGGCTGAGGCGGCGGCCAAATCGTTGTAAATCCCCGTGAAGGCAGATACGTGCCAGTGGCGGTGACGCCAGGCTGAATGCGTTCGTCGTTGCCATTTTTCGGAATACCTCTCCCGTTTACTCAGTTGTTCAGGCAGATGGTGAAGCAGCTCACCGTTGCCGCAGTATATGGCGGCATGATTGGCCACCGATGCGCCAAAGCAGCACAGCAGGATATCGCCAGGCTGTGCGGAAGGCAGGGAAATCCTGTAAAAACCAGTCGCCTCCATATTGTCCAGGTAAAGGTTCTGACCGTTGCGCCACCAGTCATCCTCACGCTCAAAATCCGGCATATCAATTCCCGCCAGATGGTAGGCATCCCGGAACAGCGTGTAACAGTCCGTCACCCCGTGCTCAAAGCGCCGTCCTGTCAGATGTGGCACACAGCGGAATTTATGAATTTCCCCCCCGGCAGACCAGCCACCAGGACAGTGCACTTTTTATCTGCAGCCGCCGGTCGGCCTCGCTCAGCCAGGGCAGACCACCGGGATGACTGTGGACCAGTGCCACAATCTCCCCCTGCATCTCTGCCCGCAGCCAGTCTTCCGGTGCAATACGAAAATACGCCTCCGGCTCTGCAGAGATATTCACACAAGGGATATACCGCTCCCCCTCCGGCGTTCTCACCACGAAGCCGCACGACTCCGCAGGCACACACCGCCGGGCATGCGCCAGAATCGCTGATTCTGTCTGTGTCATTGGATTTACTGCGAAAGTTTGTTAATGGAAAGGAAACCGCCAAAATTAGCCACCATGCCGCGCATCTCACACCCGCGCATGCACTTGCTGCATCTGTCCTTACGGATATCGGTGGTGGGTTTATCGAACTCATCCGCCACCGCAGGACCGTTATACCCGCATTCATCTCCCCGGTAATCCCACATACAGGTGTTCGCCAGCATGATGCGACCGGGAAACAGCGCTCCGTCCGTCTCCGTCGGTGTTGCCAGCACAAACGAGGCTGTCATGGCCGTCAGCTCTGACATCTGCTCCACCACCCAGCGGTCGCTCAGCTCCTGCTCCGGGTCCGCTTCCGGATTGCCCGCCACAAAATTCACCGCATCCAGAAAACGGGCATACACCCGGCGGCGGACCACCGTGGCCCCCACCAGGCTCTGCAGGTCCTCCGCCATTCCGGTGACCAGACCGAACAGATTCGACACCGTCAGCGACGGGCGGGCACTGCTGCCCTTCCCGTTCATCTCAAAGCCACTGCCGTCAATCGGGTATGCCTGATATTGCCGCCCCTGCCAGGTGACCGCCTCCCCTTTTTCATTCAGCTCATTACAGAAAAAATACCGCTCACCGCCCTGCACCGTCAGGTCAATTTCCCAGAGCACCACCCGCGGTGACTGCTCTGATTTAACCGACTCGTTCAGACTTTCTTCGTGAATATCCTGCATCAGTTCACCACCTGCTTAAACTCGGCACTGAATTCAACCCGCAGCATGCGAACCCGTGATGACCAGGCGGCACAGGTCACCTTTATCTGCCGCCAGGCATAAGGCGGTGTCCACAGAAACGCCTTCCAGCCACCGTGCTCTGCCAGGAATGCCTCCAGATGTCGGGCCTCCTCCCGGGTCACGGAAAGCGTCACACGGTATGTTTTCAGGTCAGCATTCAGCCCCGCCGCCATACGCTGCGAATACCCGTCACCAAAACGCACTTCACGCACCGATGGCTGCGAGTTCACCTCCATATCCGGCTTCACTTTCCAGCGAAATGTTTTCATCGCCTGCCTCCGGAAAAGACGCCGCCATCACGCATCTGCGCCTGAATCTCATCCTGCGCCCCCTTGCGGGCCATGTCATACACCGCCTTCATCAGCTGCGGCCCCGCCTGTCCGTTGGTGCCGTCGTTCTGAATCACCACGTGATTGTTCTGATTAAAACTAATGCCTTCCGCCCGCCGCATCTGCGCCGGACTTCCGGCACCGCCCACATAACCACCTTCCGCATACCCGCGCATCAGACGATACAGGTTGCCGACGCCAATCCGGCTGGTTGCCTCCTTCGTGAAGACAAACTCCCCGCGGTGGACAATACCGGCAGGTTCGTATTTGCCACCGGTTCCCGTAAATCCTCCGGTCGCGAAATGGAAGTTCGCCGCCGCAGCCTGAATGGCCGTCCCCGTGGAGGCAGACGCCCCACCACCGAAAGCACCACCCATGGCGCTGCCAATACTCCCGACAATCCCCACCATGGCCTGCTTCAGAAAAATCTCTGTCAGCATGGAGAGCACAGAACGGGTGAAACCACGCCAGCTCTGTTCGCTGCCGGTCAGCATCGCTGCCATATTCTGTGCAATACCGTCAAAGGTCTGCGTGGCCACGCTTTTAACCTGCGAAAAACTGTCCGTCGCACTTTCTGCCCACTCGCCCCAGCCGGACTTCAGACCGGCCATCCAGCTTCCACGAAGCTGCTCCTCCGCAGACCAAGTGTTCTTCAGTGCAGATGTGGCCTTCGCCAGCGCATCCGGATTATCACCGTACACGTCACGAAGGCGCTGCGATTCCGACTCCCGCTGTGCCTGACGGTCCGTCAGCCCCCGGGCTTTTGCGCTGATTGCAGCCTGCTTCGCACTCTGCTGCTGTTCAAACCGCACAGCCTGATTTGCCAGCTCATTCAGCCGTTTCTGGTATTCAACCTTGTCACCCAGGTCAGCCAGCTGGCGTTTGTACTCCAGCGTCTCTTGCTCATGGGCCAGCAGGGATTTCTCCTGTGCAGACAGCTGGCGACGTTGCGCCGCCTCCTCCAGTACCGCGAACTGACTCTCCGCCTTCCACAAATCCCGGCGCTGCTGGCTGATTTTCTCATTCGCTCCGCTGTGCTTCTCCAGCGTCCGGAGCTCGGTTTCAAGCGCCAGCAGCGCCGCATGCGTCAGGTCTTCCTGACGCTCACCGGCTGACACTTTAACACCTGACGACTTCGGCTTTTTCAGCGTCGATTCATAATCCTTTTTCGCCGCCGCCATCAGCGTGTTGTAATCCGCCTGCAGGATTTTCCCGTCTTTCAGGGCCTTATTCAGCTCTTCCTGCCGGTTAGTATATTTCTCCAGCGGCGTCAGCAGACGCTCATACGCCTTCTGCGCCTCTCCGGTATACTTCAGCTGTGATGCGTCCCGTTCGGCCCGGTCCCTGGTAGCCAGTTCACCGGCTTTTTCCATATCCGACTGCAGCGTGGCCGCTGCCAGCCCCAGACGGGCATTTTCCCGGTCATCCCATGCGCCCTGCAGGTTGGCACGGAAAGAGGAGGTCTTTCCCCGGCGCTGGCTCCGGCTCTGGTACCACTGCCATTTTTTATCCGCCTCATCAAATGCCTTCTGTGCACTGGCGAGCATATCCGCTGAGGACTCAGGACGACCGATATCCAGAATGGCATCCCACATCGATTTGAATGCCTTCCCTGTTTTATCCGCCCAGGTCTCCAGTGTTCCCATGTTTTCTTTCAGGCGACGGGTCTGCTCATCAAAGCCTTTCGTGGCGATATCGTTCGCCGCCTGCAATGCCCCGGCCTCGTCTCCGGAACGCTGCAGCTGTGCAACATACGCAATCTGCTCTGCCGTCACGTTACGGAACTGGCGCGCCATCGCCATCAGTCCCGACGTCGGGTCGGTGGTCAGTTTTCCGAAAGCCTCTGCAACCTTGTCCACCTCCACACCGGATGCAGACGCAAAACGCGCGACACTCTGGTTGATGGCATCAAACTGTTCACCACCACGCACACCGGCATTCACCAGGGCTGCCAGTGACTCACTCGCCTGGTTA